GTTCTTGCGCGCACTCAGCACCGGCCTACTCGCGGATGTCGATTGGAAGGCGTGGTTGCCGTAAACTACCTTAATCGAAAGGTTTGTAATGGTTCCTGAGAACGCGCTTCCTCTTATGTAAACAGCACGATTAATTAGGGCGGGACTATAATCAAAGCACCTGAATGAAAATGTGCCATTCGCAGAAACTGTTGCGCTGTCTTGCACCCCATCTGATACGGAAAAGGAAAAGTTCCCACCAGTATAGTCCCTGACTACGCCAGATATTTCATAGTACCCATTGGAAATAGGCTGAAGCTCCGCGTAGATCAATCCAGTGGCCGCTGCGCCTGTTGCGCTGCTGCTAGTGAGTGTCCATGACCCGCCAATAACATACCACGAAGAAAACCCATTCGTCACCAGCTCCGGCCCCAACACCAACCCCTTGCTCTTATCCAGCACCAACCCCACAGGCTGCTCGACTGCTGTCACTGGCGTTGTGCCGGATGCGTCTTGGAACAGCGTGGCCGTGTCGATTGCGGTGAGTTCGCGGATGGAGATGTTGTCGAAGAAACAATCTGCCGCACTAGCCAGACGTAAATAGACAGTCGAACTGGCGCTGTTGGCTACGAAACTAAAAGAAACGTTAGTGCCGCCTGATCCTGTAATGACAGCACTCTCCGCTAGAATGCTCCCTGCGTAAGTTGCACCGTCTGACGCGCGAACCCTCGCGTCCCCAGCAGTAAGTCCTTCAACCCTTCCAGTGACGGAATAACGCCTACCAATCACAGTTGTAATAACTTGCCACGCGCCGCCAGTGGTTGTTGCTGAAACCTTCAACCTTTGGCTGTCCACACTCAAAGTCGAGTTAAGCGCGTTCCAGCCAGTGGTGTTCGTATCAAACGTACCATTCGTCACCAACTCAGGCCCAAGGTTGCCCATGTATCGCTCGATGTCACTCGGGTCGTACCAGACACCTTGCTCGCCGGAGCGGAATAGCGCATTCACTCTAGCCGCAAGCGCCGTCGGCTGGCGGTATGCAAAACTCGGAATAGACAGGCCGAGCATTAGCTCATCCCCACGATGCCGGTTGCTGTGGTTCCTGTTGCGCGAATGCGCTTTGCGCGGATGGGCAGCACTGCGCCATCCTGCACGGTAAGCGATACGGCTGCGGTATCGTCAGCGGCGATAATCGAGATTGTGCCGCCAGTGCCGATATAAACGGCCTTGGTCACATAGGCCAGATCATTTGTGTCATGCGGAGTGATCGCAACAAGGCGGCGTGCTTGGAAATCTGGAGCATCTGCAAGATTTTTAAAATGATCGGCCATGATTTTTTATTTCTGTGAAAGAGTAATTATTCAGCTTCGCGTCTGGTGTATTGACGGCGCGGCTTTTCTTCGGCCTCAATTGGCTTATCTTCCGCCAGATCGTTGCGATTAATCGCGTTTGCGTATTCGTCTGAAACGTATTTTGTTTCACCTGGCGCAATCAATACGTCACCGACCCAGTGCGGGCGGGCGGAAATGTTTTTCAGCTTCATGTTGAACTCCTAAAAGTGGGGCCGAAGCCCCACACTCAATCACACGCCATCGCAAAATGCCATCGAAAGGGGGTATTCGATGATAACCCCACCAAAGCGCGATTCTACCGGAACTTCAAATTCCAGTCCTTTCTGCTGCGGCGAGTACATCTTCATCATCATCGGAATCTCGATAGCCCAGTTATCGCGGCTATTCTCGATTGCGTACATGCGGTCAGCACCAGAAGCGCCAGCGCCGTCCAGTTCCACCACTTGACGGAAGGTAACGCCCGGATGCACCTGCTGCAAGAATTGCAGGATGGTGGTATCGCTGGCCGTGCTGTTTTGTGTGGTCGCAATAAGCGCATATTGCTCGACCGGCATCCAGACTTCGGTTGCGCGATGCACACCCTTGGACTGGCTGATGATCTTGTTGATCAGCGAATTGACATCCCGCACGATCTTGTCGGCGGTCTTGCTGGCAAAGGTCTTGGCGGAGCCAGTACCGTCAGCGGCCAGAGTGACTTCCGGCACGTTGGAGTTGCTGATCAGACCAGGCAGGCCGTGATCTGCGTCGCCAGTGAATGCCAGCGCATTGATTTTTTCCTGATGGGCGCGGGTAGCGGCCATGGCTTTGCGGGCAGGGAGATTCACACCAGCAAAGATTGCCGAGCGGATTTCCTGCGTGTTGTAGCCGAAGGCGTTACCAATGGAGCGGATGTTAGATGTAAACTCTTTGCCGGTCACATCTGCACGCGGCAGGTCGTTTGCGTAGTTCGCAATGACCTTTGCCATACCCACGGTGTCGTACTGACGGTATGTGATCGTGGTTGCGCCTTCTGGCACATCGGTCGATACCGGCATCAGTTGCAGCGCGTTCAGATTGGCGCGCTTGACGTCGTAAGTCTGCGCCTTGATCGCCTCAAGCTGGCGGGCAAAGAACATGCTCTCGTTAGCGTCAAACCGGCCAGAGGCCTCGATTGCGCGCAGATCGTTTGCGTCGTATTTCATTTCACTCATTATTTAATCTCCACAAGGGCCAGACCAGCAGCGGTAGTGGCGGTAATGAACTTAACGCTCACTTGTGTGAATGCCTCAATGCCGGTGGTCACGGCTGCGTCGGTCAGCGTGCCATCTGCCACAGTCAGGTTGGCGGTAGCGCCAGCCACAACAGCATCAGAAGTCATGACCCACATGCGGCCTTGCGTCAGCACAGATACGGTTTCAGTGGCCGCGTATTGCACAGCGCCGGCAGAAGTCTGCTCACGGGCTTGATCGTGAATCGAGAATCCGACTACGCCAGCACCAGCGGTTGCTTTCAAGACCTCTTTGGCCGGGTCGGTGCCCAGCTTGACAGGGAAGCCGACAGGGATAATTTCCTCGGCTGCATAGCTGCGCACATTGCGCGGTCCTACGCCATCGAGCAGACCGGCAACGCTTGCCGCTCCGTATTGGCTCATAGTTGTTTGGCTCATCTGGGTTTACTCCTTTTTGCCGAGTTGTTTCATGAAGTTGCGATAGGTATTGGCGGGCTTCTGTTCGCCGCCATCTGCACGTCCGGCCTTGCGCTGCTCGGCCATGGCCTCATCCGCTTTAAGCTCTACGGTCAGATCGAAGGCTGCATTGATGTAATCGTCCGACTTGCCAGACAGATCAGCATCAGCGCGTTTCGACTTGATAACGGCCTCTTTGATTTCGCGGTCAGACTTGTCGGCGCAATCAATTTTGAAAGCCTCTGCGGATTTCTCCAGAGTGGCGCGGGCCTTGATTTCAGCGCGTGCGGCTTCCAGCGCGTCGGCGCGCACCTTGTCGGCGGATGCAACTTGCGATTTCAGCGTGTCACGCTCTGCGGCAACAGAATCAAGCTGTTTTTGCAGCTCATTGATGTGTGCATCGGCTTCTACCTTATCGGCTCGCATCTTTTCAAATGCTTGCACAACTTCGGCCTCGGCCTGATACTCCAGGCCGGTGTCCAGCCGCACGCGGCTCAGATTTTCAGGCATAGTTTCCCCTGTGATTATGGATTCGGCATCAAGCCGATCGAGATTCAGCCTTGCATTACCTGCTCGGCCTCGTGGAACGATTGCGAGATGATTGATCCGGATATTCCTCTGGATTGCATCATATTCCTGGCCGTTCCACACACCAGAAATTTCTTCGATATCTACTTTGTAGCCAAGCGACAACTCACGCTTGCGGCCTTTAATGATTTTATCAATCACATCGGCATCGTGAATGGTAATCCCGGCCACCACATTATCGCCGTCCTGTTTGCCTTCGGTATGAATAGCACCCACCAGAAGGCTTTTTGCATTTTCGGCATTTACCATTTCTGCCGGATGGCCGTCAGTAATTGGCTTACCAATAAAGCTATTCAGAGAATCGGCTTTGAATACCTCTTCCGGCGGTCTAAATTCTCGGCGCACGGTGCCATCTGCGTTTTTATATAGCTGGATACCAATACGCCCGACAATTGGCGAATCGACGAGGAAGCCCTCATCGGTTACTTCTGCCTTGATTGTTGCGCGGTCGTATCGTAAAAACGTCATGATGCTGGATTGTAATATAAAGCGCTATAACACGCAATTATTCCCATATCGGCTCCGCAAAACAGCGGCATCTAACTTCATGCCCCGGATGTTCGCCGCCAGATGGCGGCTTATCCCATGAATATGTTTTGCCCTCGCGGTCAATATGGTCTGGCCTAACTCTAGAATCTTGCACTGTGCGCCAAATGTACTCCTTAACGCCAACTGATTGCAAGCGAAGCCGCGTTAAATCGGAATTGAGTTTAAGTGTTTGATCTTGCGCGATCAGTTTGGCGCGGTAATCAGTGACGTGATATCTGTCCTTGATTTTGTCTTTAAGCGTCTTTACAGATTCGCCATTCATAACGCCACGCCTGATAATCCCCTCGATTTCAGGATGCATCTTGGTCGGCAATGACTTAATCAATGAAGTATTCTCGGCCACCCACCCTTCAGCCAGTGGCGCAAGGTATGGCTCCGTGCGAAATGGAGATACGCCAAGCAATGAACGTGGCGCGCCCTGTGCAACTGGCGGCAGTTCCAGGCCTGTATTGGCCTTGACCACCATTTTAAATTGCCGGTCATTGTGTTTGCTGACAACTTCAAAATGATTCGGCAGCTTCGGAGTCAGTATCTCGATTGCCCGGTACGACTTGGCCGCAATATCCGCCATGAGCAGTCCGAGATAATCAGTCCATGCGTCCGTGCGTGACTCATCATCAAACTGGTCTTTGATTGCACCAAGCTCAGGCAGCAGAGTCGCGTTCACATCGCTGGCCAACTGGCGCGAAAACGCCAGCAGCAGCCGTGTGTATTCGCGTTCTGCGGAATCTGGGTTACTCAGGTGCTTCTTCGCCATCTTCGGGCATCAATTCGGTATCGTCAATTGCGTAGCCCTCATCCGGCAGCATGCGCCGCACTTCGCTCGCGTCCAGTGCGCCAATGTCGGACAGAATCTGAAATGTCTGCGCCCTGCGATAGTCTGTTTCTGACTTGTCCTTGGCCGATGGCACTGAAAGCGGGCAGAATTTAATCAGGTAATCGTCTTGGTATTTGCCCATGGCGCGCAATTGCAATGACACCAGCCGATCAATGGCCGGTAGCAGCCTGGTATTCTGCTCTTGCCCGATCTTTGCGTGCCAGTTCTCCAGATCGGCGCGTCCTGTGTTGTTCAATCCGCCCTGATGCCTGCCAAAAAGCAATGACTCTGGAATTCCGGTCGTTGCAGACAGTGCCAGGCCAAATCGGTCGAGAATATCCGGCACGCCCGAGAATGGCGTACTTTTCAGATCGTAGGATTCTTCGGCATCAATGACCACCGTGTTATTGATTGAACGGGCCATGTCAACCAGATCAATTCTGCGCCTAACCATTTCCTCGCCGCCCTTACTGTGCAGTGTGCTGGAAAGGTTAGGGATACCATGCACGGCCTGTTGCGCCCGCTCCAACAATGCATTTGCCCAGACGTGTGACATGCCATATCTTACGATCTGATCGTAGCATTGCTGTAGTCGGCTTGCACCCCATCCGTCATTGCGATCACGGACTCTTGCCGGTACTGGCATACCAGAAAACACAATGCATCGCGTTTCGTGTACCGTGTACGGCATCCCGTTGCTTGGCGTAATCATGTAACGCTTAGTCTTGCCAAACCGCATATCAGCCGGGTCATCGTACTTTTCGTAGTGACTGACTTGCCAACGGTCATAGACGCGCAATTGTTCGATTGCCTTCACTGTCCCATCGTTCAGTTGGTCATCCAGCGCGCCGCCATCATTCGCCAGCATGACAATGACCGCCCCACCATGCAGCGCGTCCCACCGCAGCGCATCGCATAGACTGGTTGCCGTGCTGATACCTTCAAGCTCCGCGATGGCTTCCCGGCCATCTTCCACGCCTTCAATCTCGAATCCTGCACGAACCATTTCTTCCGCTGGCAGATCAATGATGCGCCGCGCGAAGCCGTCGCTCTCATACAGGCTGTCTAGCTCATCCTGCACCAATATGCGCGGCGTGACGTGCGTGGTATACGTGCTGCGGTCTTTCGCATTCCCGAGTGAAAGGAAAACGTTTTCATATGGGCCATCGTCGCGGAGT